TTGTCCTGTACGAATTATAGGTTTTCCACCTGCCCGCACAGTGCCTGATCCTCCAACTGTGGTGGCGTTGCAGTGCTGCCCTTGACCGCGTTGGCCGCAAGGTGGATGAGCAGTAACTACTTGCCCTGCCACAGCCACAGGACGTCCGTTTATTCGCACTGTGGCTTCGCCGGCAGCAATTATTCCGCCAGCTGCATTTGGATCACCTAGTCGTTGCACTCCTGGCATATTATCCCAATATTAGTTTCTTTTCTGGCACCTTGATACCAGTTGTTGCTTCTAGATATTTCATTTTGACTGAGTCATCAGTTTTTGATACCAGCGCAATGCTGTTGGTATTTAACTTGATTTCTTCCTTAGGGTCTGCGGTGAACAAACTGGGCACTAGTCCCATTCCCTGCGGACCTGGTGCAATACTGACTGGCTCCTCCAGCGTGATCCAGTCTCCACCAGATTGTTTGACTTTGGCTACCATTTCTTCGCCTGAGTTCATTTTGAATGTGTATACTTGGTTGGATTCGAGTGCTATTTGCATTATGATAGTTTCTGTTTGAGTTCTGTAAAACCGCCCACTAGTGTTCCATCTAGGAAAATTTGTGGCACGGTGCGAGCTGTGGGCACAGCTTCTAGTAGTTGTTCTCGGGTGTAGTTGATACCGATCTTTTTTTCTTCGTATTCAATGCCCTGTTGTTCCAACAGGTTTTTGGCCGCCACGCAATAGGGGCAGGCGTCTTTGGTCCATACAATTGCTTTCACTAGTTTCCTCTTTTATAAATTTGGTAGTGCGTCATAGTCCAGGGTGTCACTCATCACGCCAATAACATAGTTAGTCGATTCTGACTCCTGCAGTGCAGTTTGTTTCTTGCTGGTGTCCACGTGCTTCATGAACCAAGGAATAGGAGTGGTTCTGGGTGCAGGTTCGGTGTACTTGATGCCAATCTCTTTGAGTGCGCTCACTGCAGTAAAGTCCACAAAGTCCTTGAGAATGTTGGCATTGAGTCCAATCACCGGTCCATGCCGGAACAAGTAGTCAGCCCAGGCCTTTTCTTCGCGGATTACATCCAGGTACATGGCATATACTTCGGCTTCACACTCGGCTTTGGCTCGAACAAAGCGTGGATCTTCTTTGATCACTTGGTTGATCAAGTATGCAGTCCAGCCTTTGTGCAGTAATTCGTCCTGTAGGATCAAGCTGATGATGTTGCCATTGCCAATAAAAATTTTGTTCTCTACCATGGCTAGGCTGGTGGCAAAGCTGACCATGAATCTGAACGCTTCTAGTGCGTAGCTGGCATGCAATGCCAACCAGATTGCCCGGATGTGCTCGTGCTCATCAATCGATTCACCAACTTCTTTGCGGCAGTTGATCACGTGCAACTGATCATAATACTTGCCCACACTGGATGCCATGTCCACAATCTCTTGTGTGTCATGGATGGTGTTGAACACTTCCTTGGGTACGTTGTAGATGTTGCGAATGATGTGGCTGTAGCTGCGACTGTGAATGTTGGTTTCAAAGAATGTCCAGTTGTAGACCAAGGCCTCCAGTTCCGGAAGACTCACCACCGGAGTAAAGATTTGACTTGGCCCGCGACCTTGCAAACTGTCCAGTGCTGTTTGACGTAGTAGATTACTGGTAAAGATATGTCGAACTGTGTCACTGGCATCTTTGAAGTCGTTGGCGTCCTTGGTCAAGCTGACTTCTTCTGGAATCCAAAAGAATCCACGTGCTGTGGTTTCAAAGTTGGAAATCTTGGGATACTTGAATTCTTCGAATCGTTGAATGGTCACAGGACCAGCTGGGTCCAAGAACATCTTGCGATTGAGATAGTCTGTTTTGGTTGTTAGGTTGTATTGTTTTTTTGACATAATTTATCTTGTTTTGTTAATTGTGGATTGTTCCACACATTTTTATTCACTGCAGTCACAACCAGTAATAACGAAGATGCACACACATACTGTATGCTAACACAATATCACACAGATGTCTACTGTGGATACTGGCGTTTATTTTCTCATTTCTTTGGTCACGTCTGGCCACCATTCGGGGTCAGGGTTCAGTCGATTTTTGTACAGTTGTTTGATGCGGCGCTCATATTCTTCTTTGGAACCTTCAACTCGTCCTGAAACCACATCCAGCACATAGTTCAAGGTCACAGCATTGGCACTGAGTGTGGCACATCTGGCACTGACTTCGTTTTTTAACAGATCTAGTAAAATACTTTCAGAACTTTCTGCAAGGACCTTTACATATTTTTTAGGCACATGTAGATCGATGGTGCTGTACACAAAGTCATAGTGCGGTGCAGGACAACAGTGCAAGATATATTCGTCCAGCACTTCAATGCGCTTGAATCCGTCTTGGTCGTACCACACAGCACGGTTGGCAGTGAGTTCGTCGGGTGCGCCCAGTTTCTTGGTGAGACTTTTGACAAATTTCACCGGCTCTTCGTTGCGCCACACAGCAGTGGTGTTTTTTGATTCCGTCAGTAGGTCAGATATTTTCATGTGTGTATTTATTCTCCTACCCAAAACCCTAACCTATCACCCCCAGGGCTGGCATACCATGTGGTATTCGGAGGCTGTTCAATTGGGTTATCCTGCCAGACAGGATATATGACATTGCCATTGTGATTGCTAAAATCGTCGTTCCATCGCAGATGCACTTCAATAATCTTGCCTGCCACATACTCTACATTGACCCAGGGCGTGAGTTTCCACAGATCGCCCAGCACCGGCGGAAACTGGTAGTGATCAGTTATGCGTTGCCAACGACAGAATCTGTCCAATCTATCAGGATCATTTCTAAATCCTTCAACGGCCAGCTCCGGTAAGCCATAGTGAAAATCCACTGATGTGTGCGGACCGTCAAACCATTCGCACCAAAAAGAACCGTCGGGTACTAGATCAGTATCTTGGGGTGTAAGCCACATTTTACTGGCGCCGCGGCTCATCATGCGTATATTGGTTATGGGGCGTACAATATACCAGCCTGCTTGGGGTACTGCAACGCCTGCTGGTGCTGCCAGATATCCCAGTTTGCGGGCCAGTATCAGTTTGTCATAGATCCATAGATAATCTACAGGACATTGTGACCACACATCTTTGTCATCAATAAACATGTTTCAGTACTGATTTCAATAGTTTCCTGATGCAAGTACAATCTTGCAAATGTGTTCTAATCTCTCAATGTGCTCGTATGCACGCCATGGGCTGGTGTCTATGGCCACAACACCGTGTCCTTTGATGCCCACGATGTCGTAGGCAATGTTGCCATGGTCATCTAATTGTAACTGCCGATGGCACTGGTCTGCAAGCTCTTGTGAGATGGGAGGCACATCGCCTACATTGGGTGCTACCTTTGTGTATCGATTCAGTTCCGGAAATGCTGAACTAATGGTGCTGAGATCAATGCCGGCATGCATGGCTGCAATACAGTATGTGGGATGAACATGCACTACCACACGCACATCATCCTTGTGCTGTCCCATTTCTTTTTGCAGTCCAAAGTGCAAAGGAATCTCTCCGCTGGGCTTGAGATTGGCACTGATATCAGTATAGGGCAAATCTGTCCAACTATATCGATTCACAGGTTGGAACATGATGCCAATCTTTTTGAACTGATCAGGTTGCAAGGTTTGTTTACGCACACCTGACGGGGTGATGTAAAAGTGGTCACGGTCATGGTGACGTATTGAGACATTGCCGTCACGACTGGTAATCCAGTTGCGCTGGTAAGCGTCTGTCATGACTTCACAAATAGTTTCTAGCATTATTTTTTACCAATGTCTAATAGTATTAGCGATAATAAACAAACAAGTTACCACATGTATCACTACCCAAAAAGTTTTTAAAAATAAAGCTATTCGCGCTTCTCTTAAAGTTAGGATAGGTACATCTGGTTGGTCATCGTCTGTGTTACCCATTAAGTGACCAGTTGCTCTGGCCCATATTTTTTCAAACGAATTCATATTACAACTTGCATGATTCGCATGATTCTTCAGCATCAAAATCAATTGCTTCCAGCATTTCAGGAGGTGTTTCTTCTTCGGCCTTGCTGCCTTTCTTGTTGATCAAGCTGTAGTAGAATGTCTTGAGACCCCACATGTGACTCTGCATCAAGTTCTGAGCAATTAGTGTTGTGGGCACCTTGCGGTCTGGGAAGTGTGCAGGATTGTAAAATGTGTTGGTGGAGATTGACTGATCAATATAGGCTGCAATCACCGCGGCTGTTTTCAAATAGCCGTCACAATCTTTTTGTTCCCACATCAGTTGGTACTTGTTCTTTAGTTTGTGGTACTCTGGAACCACCTGTGTAAAGCTGCCTGCTTTGCTTTCTTTTGTGGAGATCAAGCTCATGGGCATTTCAATACCGTTAGTTGAGCCAATAACAACACTGCTGGATTCTACAGGAGCCACTGCACCGTTGGTGGCATTGCGAACACCGTGTTCTTTCATCTGCGCTCGCAGTGTTTCCCAGTCCAGTTCAGGAGCAAAGTCAGCAAGCTCATTAACACCTTGAGCACGTAGTTCCCAAGGAAACACACCTTGCCCATAACGAGTTTGATCACTGCCTAGACAACGACCGCGCTCTCGGGCCAACTCCACACTCATCTCTGTGAGATAGTAGGTCTGGTGTTCCATCCAGGTCTTGACTTCTGCTAGCGCATCCTTCTCACCGTACTTCAGCCCACGCTTGGCATGCCAATAGGCCAAGTTGGTGATGCCAATACCTAGCGGACGAATTTCTTCGTTGCTGAGTTTGCTTTGAATGCTCAAGAAGTCTTGGTAGTCCAAGATGTTGTTGAGACTGCGGTGTAGAATACGCACAGCCCTGCGCATGTCTTCCGGATTGCGGAACGCACCCCAGTTGATTGAACCCAAGGTACACAATGCAATACGGCCCTCTTCGTCATCCAGGCGTTTGAAGCTCCGGGTAGGCAACAAGATCTCGCAGCAGAGATTGCTTTGATAGATGGTATGATATTCGGGATCAAACGGGCCCTGGTTCATGACATTGTCAATGAACACTAGATAGATACGTCCCGTGTCTGTGCGCTCTTTGAGAATGCCCGACTTGAACACTTCTTCTGCTGCCATGGTTTTGCGACGCAGTCCTGGCTGCTTTTCGTACTTGACATAGAGTTCTTCAAACCGCTTGGTATTGGTATAAAATGCTTCGTACAGGTCTGGGACTTCGTTGGGGTCAAAGAATGTGATGTCTTGTTTGTTCTTGAAGCGGCGCCAAAAGAACGCACTCAACACCACACCATAGTCCATGTGTCTTACCCGTGTTTCTTCAGTGCCTTGATTGTTCTTAAGTACAATAAGATCATCAAACTGATGATGCCAAATAGGATAGAATACAGTAGCACTAGCATTACGAATGCCTCCTTGCGAACATGAGCGCAGGTCACCGAACCACTTCTTCAAGAACGGAATCATACCTGTGTGCATGATCTCTCCGCCACGGATAGGCGATCCTAGCGGTCGTAGTCGACCGATCTCCAATCCAATGCCAGCACGTTTGCTGGCATACTTGGCCATCATTTCGCCGGAAGCAAAAATACTATCAAGGTCGTCATCGCTGCGAATAAGCACGCAGCTAGAAAATTGTTTGGTAGGAGTGCCAAGACCAGCAAGAACTGGAGTAGCAAGAGTAAATAGACCATCACTAGCCGCATTGTAGTATTCCTTGATGTAGCGCATACGAGCGCTGTTGGGTTCTTCCTTATGGAACACAGTGGCTGCTGCCACCATGTAACGAATCTGTGGAGTCTCGTAGGTTTCTTTTGTTGAACGGTTCTTCACAAGATATTTTTCAATCAGTTGTTCAATGGCAGCGTAGGAATACTGCTCGTCTTTTGAATGATCCAGCATGTCATTCATGCGGTTCCAGTCGTCTTCGGTGTACCACTCCAACAGTTCAGGAGTGTACAAGCCAGTGGCCACATTGGTCTTGACGATTTCGTACAGGTGAGGAGGCTGATAGGAGCCATACACATCTTTGCGCAACATGCTGAGACGTTGTTTGCCAGCTACAAACTGATAATTGGTGTGTCCCACGTCCGGGTTGGATTCCACGTCAATCAGGTCCACTATGGCTCGTAGGGTGATCCCGTCAATTTCTGTGGTGGTGATACCGTCATAAAAGTGCAGTTGAGCCTTGATTTCCACCATGCTCTGACTCACATCAGCTATGCCCGAGCAAACTTTTGCAATTTGAGTTTGCCACTTTTCCAACGAAAGTGGCTCGCGAGTACCATCGCGTTTGACTACTGTGATTGACTTCATTCTTACCTTAATTGTTGTTTGATTTTATCTTGCGATACATGACGTCGAGATATTGTTATATCTGGGCTGGTATTTACGACAGTGTCAGCGTCCCAATTCAATATATATTTTGATTTGTCAACTAGGACTAAATTGTCGCTGCCGCTTTCGATCATCACTGCGTCTTGTAAATCTGATCTGTCTAGTATTGTTATAGTATACATGATTCCCAGCCCACGAGCAAGACCACAATACACATTGTCGTCCAATAATTGCCAGGGATCTGGCCAGGTCAATTGATCATCCCAGTGTAGGTGATAGGGTCGCCAGGGAGCCTGAAACCACCAGGTGTTGATGGCTGCTAGTGCAGTTTCTAGAGGCAAGGCAGCAGCCTGAGTTCTCAGTTGTGCCCAAGCCGTTAACCGCTCAGGAAAGGTGTGTGCCCACATTAGTTTATATGTGCAATACTGTATCGAATAATGCCGTCGCCGGCGCCAGTGGCAGTGTATCGTACAGTGACCAGCGGGGTTGCCACACTTAGGTTGTGTTCAGCTTCTAGAATCACACCAGTATTGCCGTTTTCCACATAATCATCCACGTAGCTGAATCCGGTGCCTGGTGTGCCATCGCGACCACTGACCACCGTCATTGTTCCTGTGCGATAAAATTCATTTCTCACAATGGTGTAATCCAGTTTAAACGCAGGAATTTTGAGAATGTCTGTGTTTACTATTACCAAATTGGCCTGAGTGCTGTCGTCCCGAATATCATCCCGAATACCAGCTGTGCGTTGATAACGTCCTAGTTCTAGTTGATTGGCCAGAGTGTTGTTTTGAATGTTGTCCTGAAAGTAGGTGATACCTGAGATATTCATGCCCAGAGCTATGCTGCTGGTG